CCCGGAAGAGCGGTTCTTGGCTAGGTGCCGCCAATTGCTTTCCTTAGTCCAAAGCTTGTTTAGACATTGCCACTGTGCCTTCGGCCAACCGTGAGCGGTGATCTCATACTTTGCGTAGATCTTCACCGACTCGGTTACACGAGAGGCTGGTGGAGCCACTTGCTCGACCCATTTCTTTTTCATGGTCGGCGCGGCTGCCGCCTTTTGTCCCACGCCTAGGAAAGTACCTACGACGAGGAGAAGGGTTCCGGTTGCGATGATTTTCTTCATCTAAACCAGCCCCAACATGTCGAGGAGCACATCGGCATCAGCCTCCCGGCCAACGCTCTTTGCGGCCCTCGCTACCTCCTCTTCTGTGAGATCGAACAGTTGAATGTTGTGAATTGCGCGCTCTGCCATGGGGTATTTCTCCTTACTCTCGAGCGAACAAAAACCACCGTATCAGTGCCTTACACCCCATTCAAAGCCGAAGCGTTAACCAAGACGGGAGACGAAAAACAGGGCAAGGTCGTACATATAGGTCTCCAAACTCTGATTTCTGGGAGAAATCCATGCAGAAGGTTCTTTCGTGGTTCGCCACTTCGCCTCTAGCTACAGCCGCCCGCGTAGGCATCGGCGCCTCGCTTACTTTCATTATTGAGAATATCGGCGGTTTTAACCTCGACCCTGCAGTCCAGGTCGCTGTAATCGCCGCTGTTAGCACCGCACTGCGTTGGCTAAACCCTGTGGACGGCGTCTACGGCAAGGGTGCGGTTGAGGACGAGCAGTGAAGTGCGTTAACTGCCCTGCCCCTGCTAAATGGATCTTTGACGACCGTGGGGCCGCTGTACAGTACTTCTGTGAAGCCCACATCCCGTGGTTTCTCAAGGATCGGGCTAAGGCCGGTGCACTAAAGACCGTCCAGGCAGAAGTCGTCGAAGTCCAGGTCGAAGAGGTCGAGGAGGTCACTGAGACTCCTGCCCCCAAGAAGACTCGCAAGAAGAAGGGCGCCAGTGAGCAGGATTCAGAGAGTTCCGACTAAGCAGGGACATTACGTTCCTGCACGAGCACACGCCCCAAACGGGCCTTTCCCTGCAGAGCTGTACTCGTCACAGCCCGTGGTTACGGACTACATTCCGATTGAGAGTGGTGGGCCCGAGCTTCCCGAGGGAGCGACGGCTCAGAACAACTACAAGCCACCCAAACCAAAGAGGTGGTTCCGCTGCTCAGATTGTGATGAGCTTCTTCCAGAAAGCGCCCTTGACGCGCACGAATGCGATGAGTGATGGCTACTCCACCGGAGAGAGACGATCTCAACCGACGCCTAGACCCTAGAGACAGGCGGGCGCTGTACAGCCCTGAGGTTATGCGTGCTGAGCTGGGCATCGCGGGCGATGTCTACGACGAGGCCAACCAGTACGTTGAAGACGAGCTGATGGCTTCCATCCCCATGGAGGGGACGGCCAACCTGCGGGCAGAAGCCATTGCCTTCGGTAGAAACGATGCGCTGACGCAGTACGGCCCCAACGACTACAACAACAATGCCGCCGACCCGATCTCTGGCTCGGGACCTCTAGGAAAGTACCGTGGTCCTTCATCTCTATCAGAAGTTCCTACATCTACCAGCAACCCTGACCGGCCCCGCACAGTTGCAGCTGGATACGACCCCAAGCGTGGAGTGCTCACTCTGGTATTCCGTGACGGCACGTTTTACAACTACTACGAGGTCACGTCGGGCAAGTGGCAAAACTTTCGCGGCCTTGCCAGCAAAGGGCACTTCATCAGGGACGAACTCGACTCTCATCCTCGAGGCCCCGCCAACACCAGTGACATCGGTCCTGAAGTACTGCAGGCCATTTACCAGGTGGCGAGAACGTCGCAGACTAGGCTTGGCGGCAAGACCACGACATCTCAGTGGACTACAGCGCTAAAGAAGAAGAAAGCTGAGCCCAAGTACACCAGTATGGGAAAGAACCCCGCGGCCAACAAAGGTAAGCCGAGACCAGGGCGACCTAGGGCACGAAGGAAGTAAATGGCAGCCACACACGACATCGGCACTTACTACTGGACTACGATCCGATACGGCGTAATTCCAAAGATCTTTGTAGAACGGGCCGAAACTCAGGAAATCGACGAACCTTACCGTCGTGGAGAAGGCTGGGCTTTTCGTATACCCTTTAGTACTAAAGCGGTTGTAGTAGGAAAGTGGCTATCAAAAGCTGAGAGTGAATCCCACGCATTGACATATGCCATTGGTGGGCGGCTACTTTCAGAAACTGAAGTGGACTGGGACAAGGTCCGCTGGGGCTTGGAGGACGAATCATGATCCGCAAAAAGGCTGAGCGTGAAAAGAGCAAGGTCGAAAAGCGTGTGGCCAAGTTGCCTACGCCCGACTTGGTTTCTTGGGCCGAGCAGGCGCTATACGGCATCGGCAGGTCTCTGTCGTCGTGGCAGAGGGCCCCTGAGCAGCACGAGTGGCTCGAGGAAGCCCGCATGGGAGCCGAGGCCTTGAACGCCGTTATGGCGGAGATCTCTAGCCGACAGAAGGCCAGGGCATGAGCGAGGATGATTTTCAAGGTCTTGACGACCCAACTCCCGATGTCATTGAGGAGTTTGAAGAGGACGAGCAACTAGATGAACTATCTCAAGAGTTTGTCAGCGCGCTAATCGACAAAATTCTTCAGTTCATGGTTTTACTGGTTGGGCACGACCTTCACCCGTATCAAAAACCGTTGGCTCGTCGTTTTATTGAGTCCGTGATTATCAATGATGGTGAAGAGGTCACCGCTCTTGCGGCTCGTCAGAGCGGCAAGTCAGAGACGATCGCCAACGTAGTGGCCACTCTTATGGTTCTTTTGCCTCGTCTGGCTGCCATTTACCCCGATCTTTTAGGAAAGTTTGCTGGCGGAGTCTGGATCGGGATGTTTGCCCCCATTCAGTCTCAGGCAGACACGCTCTTTGGTCGCACGGTTTCCCGACTCACCTCTGAGAGAGCAGTGGACGTCTTGGGAGACCCCGAGATTGACGACGAACCTGGCAAGAACCCTGGCGTAGTGCGAAACATCAAACTTAAAAGATCTGGCTCGGTACTCATGATGATGACGGCCAACCCTCGAGCCAAGATCGAATCTAAGTCTTTCCACATCATTATCATTGATGAGTGTCAGGAAGCTGACGACTTTGTGGTTTCTAAGAGTATCTCTCCGATGGGCGCCTACTACAACGCCACCATCGTCAAGACAGGGACACCGACCACCACGAAGAACAACTTTTATCGGTCCATCCAGCTGAACAAGCGCCGTCAGACCGGCAGAAACTCTCGCCAGAACCACTTCCAATGGGATTGGCGTGATGTGGCTAAGTGCAACCCCAACTACGAGAAGTTCATCAAAAAGGAAATGCTCCGTATCGGGGAGGACTCGGACGAGTTCCAGATGTCCTACAACTGCCTCGCTCCCGGAACCAAGGTGCTTACGGCCGACCTTAGTTACGTCAACATCGAGGACGTCCAGACCGGAGACTTGCTAGTCGGATTTGACGAGGAACGCCCTGGCAAAGGGCTGCATCGTCAGTTTCGGGAAACCAAGGTCACGGCTACTTCTCAGATCACCAGGCCCACATTCCGCGTGAGTCTTAGCGACGGAACGCAGGTGTCTGCGTCCAACGGACACCTGTGGCTCGTCTCCACCCCCGGACGCAGGACCGTGTGGAAGCGCACCGACGAACTGAACCTCACCGACCGGATCTTCAAGGTGGCTGACGTCTGGGAGTCGGAGACCGACTACCGAACCGGCTATCTTGCCGCTGCGTTCGATGGGGAAGGGCACTTCAGCCTCCAGAACATGCTGGGATTCTCGCAGCGCGAGAACGTCATGCTAGGCAGGGTGCGAACGTATCTTGACGAACTTGGGTTCCAGTACTGGGAGAGAAAGGGCACAGGAACAAACAAGGACGTCACAGTCCTGAACATCGCCGGAGGCCGCGCGGCTCACCTCCGCTTTCTGGGTCAGGTTCGACCGCAACGCCTACTAGACAAGCTCGACCTAGACGGTCTCGGGTCTATTGGGCGGCATGACTTCGCGTCCCAGCAGTTCGAGCACCCGATGGTGGTCAACGTCGAGTTTCTTGGCGAGCAGACCGTGGTCGCATTGGAAACAACAACGCAAACCTTCGTGGCTGAGGGGCTGGCATCTCACAACTGCAAGTGGCTCCTCGAGCGAGGCATGTTCGTCACCAGCAACGTCATGGAGGACCTAGGAGACACCAGCCAGGAGGTCGTCAAGAACTGGCACCGTTCTCCGGTTGTCGTAGGTATTGACCCCGCCCGCAAGATGGACTCCACCGTGGTCACCGTGGTCTGGGTGGACTGGGATAGGCCCGACGAGTTTGGCTACTACGACCATCGGATCTTGAATTGGCTCGAAATCAACGGCGACGACTGGGAAGAGCAGTACTACCAGATCGTGTCATTCCTCAATAACTACGATGTTCTGGCTATCGGCGTGGACTCCAATGGTGTGGGTGACGCAGTGGCCCAGCGCCTCAAAGTGCTTATGCCACGGGCCGACGTTGTAGGCCTGTCTTCTAGCCCCAGCGAACAGTCCAAGCGTTGGAAGCACCTACAAGCACTAATCCAGCGACGGATGGTCTCTTGGCCTGCCCACGCTAAAACAAGGCGCTTGAGGACGTGGAAGCGGTTTTACCAGCAGATGCTTGACGCGGAAGTTAAATACAAGGGCCCTAACTTCATGGTTGAGGCCCCTGATGAGGCCCACGCCCACGACGACTTCGTGGATTCACTGGCCATCGCCTGCTCCATGACGCAGGATCTAGTGATGCCGACAGTCGAGGTATCAACTTCTCCGTTCTTCGGCTGATAAATAATTAACCCGTTTAGGGCGACAACAGGGCAAATGGGCAAGAAACTCATTCTTGAGGTACCTCAATCCCCTCAAGGAGAAGTAATGGCGAATTCGAATATCGCTCCCGCGCCCCAGTTTCCTGAGCGCATGGGCCCCGTCTACGAGCGAAAGATGAGTGCAGCCCAGACGGGCCTGCGCGGACCACTTCGCTTCGAGGAAGGCGTCGCAACCGACACTGACGTTCCGGAGGAGTTTGTAAACGGAATGTCGCAGGGTCACGAGACCCCGCCGGGACGCCCGAACCACAACATGAACGTGTTCATCAAGCCGGCCGAGGAGACGATGCACGAGCGTGCACACGTCGGCTCTGCCGCGTGGGTCGAGGCCCCGACGTTCTTGGGTGAGTTCTCTCAGGGCTCTTTCGCAGACTACGCGGAGCCGGTCATCGAGGAAGAAATCCGTTCGGGTGCGCACTACACCCGTATCAATCCGGCCTCGGTGCTCGACTAATAAACGAGGAGAGGTCCCAGCCTCGTACCCCTTCTCCGGGGCTGGGCCCTCACTCTTAAAACCATGGCAGAGGTAGCAAAGAACCAGCGTCTGTGGAACTCCCTTGTTGCACAGGCTGAATCCAAGTACCCATCGCGTCGTGGAAAAGGCATCACTTGGGCGGCCGCAAAATGGGCAAAAGACCAGTATGTTATGAAGGGTGGGGAATACGTCGGTTCTTTATCCGAAGTACCCCGCCAATTCCGCGATCTTGACAAAGAGGCGCGGGATAAGAAAGAAGACAAAAAGAAGCGCGTAGAAGCGGAAAAAAAGAAGCGCGGGCTTCTCTGATCTTTGATAGAGGGCATACTATGAAGATTCTAAGTACGGAAGGCGTGAGCGCGTGAGCATTGACTTCAGCCCCCCGTCTTATAGGGCGGCGTCGTCAGACCTCACTATCTCTATTTCTCCTCTTGGCCTGGTAGAACTGGCTGACGAAGAGTTTGAGGTCCACGGTCCACGACTTAACCGCTACTCGCTCAACTGGGCGATGTACCTGGGCCACCACTGGAGCTACCGCCGCGAGACCGGCGAGGCCCAGATGGTTTACAACTACTTCCGGGCTTTTACCGACTACATCATTAACTTCACCTTCGGACGAGGCGTGCAGTTCCGCAGCCCGAAGGAAACCGAGCACATCGTGCCGGACATCCTCAAGCGCGTCTGGGAAGTAGACAACGACAAGCACGGCGTGCTGTGGGAGATGGGCCAGCAGGGCGGTGTCTCAGGAGACTGCTTCGTCAAGGTCGCCTACGAAGACGCATACCAGGACTCCACAGGCCGAATTCATCCAGGCCGAGTCCGCATCCTCCCGCTCAACGCATCTTTCGCTTTCCCCGAGTTCCACCCGCACGACCGCTCTCGATTGATTCGATTTAAGCTTAAGTACCGCTTCTGGGGCACGTCCCTTGAAGGAACCCGTCAGGTCTACACCTACACCGAGATCCTCACTGACGACCGGATTGAGGAGTACATCAACGATGAGTTGATCGACTCCCGCGAGAACCCGCTGGGCCAGATCCCAGTCGTTCACATCCCCAACCACCGTGTTTCGGGCTCTCCGTGGGGATTGTCTGACTGCCACGACGTGATCATCTTGAACCGCAACTACAACGAAGTTGCTACCGACATCGCAGACATCATCAACTACCACGCTGCCCCAGTTACCGTCATTGTCGGTGCCAAAGCCTCAAGCCTTGAGAAGGGCCCCAAGAAGGTGTGGGGTGGTCTTCCCAAGGACGCTCAGGTATTCAACCTTGAGGGCGGCGGCCAAGGGCTTGCAGGGGCTATCCAGTACCTCGAGCTGGTCAAGAAGGCTATGCACGAGATGATCGGCGTACCTGAGACCGCTTTGGGACAGATGCAGCCGATCTCAAATACTTCGGGTGTGGCACTGTCGATTCAGTTCCAGCCGCTGATGAACCGCTATCAACAGAAGACCATGCTTTACTCGCAGGGCCTGAAGAAGATTAACGAGATCATTCTCCTTAACTTGGCGGTCAAAGAGCCTGAGGTCTTCACCTACGACCCGAGCATGTACGGGCCGATCAAGCCCGACCAGCCGCTTCAGCTAGATCTAGCGGACCCGCTGACTTTCCAGTCGTATGTTCACTTCCCGCCGCCGCTGCCGTTGGACAAGCTCATTGTTCTCAACGAGATCCAGACGATGATGGCGATCAACCTCGAATCCCGCGAAGGTGCCCTTCGCCGTTTGGGCGAAGAGTTTCCGGAAGAGAAGCTCCAAGAGATCCGCACGGAGCTCATCGAAGATGCAAAGAGCGATGGTGCCCTCAATTTGCTCAAGGCACAGCTCAATGCCGCAATTCTTGCTACCACAGGGCAGTTGCCCGAAGCTGGTGGCACCGCCCCTGGCGATATGGGCGGAGAGGGCATGGCCCCACCAGGGCCAGGTCAAATGTCGCCGTTTGCCGCTGAGATTACCGCTCAGCTGCAGCAAGACCTGGTTACAAAGGCGTACGGGACGAAACTCCCGCAGCGTCGTAATCCGGACCCAGATATGAAGGTTGATGAATAGTTTGGGCAGACAACGACTGGTGTCGTTGCTTGTCTACATCTAAAGAACATTTCGTAGGTCATTCGTGCTCTCACATCGGACAAAGACCCTGACACCTAAGGAATATGTATGACAGAGAACATTGACGTCACTGAGACCCCAGTGGCTCAGGACGCCTTTACCTCAGAGATCCAGCAGGTTACCTCGCCCCAGACAGAGGCCCCTGCCACAGTTACATCCACGTCTGGGAAGACCTACACGGAGGAAGACCTCCGCAAGGTGCGAGAGCAGGAAAAGAACAAGCTTTACCCCCAGATTGACGGCCTCAAGGAAGAGCTCAATCTTCTTAAGAAGGAGCGCGAGGAAAAGCTCGCGGAAGATACTCGCAGGCGCGCTGAGGCTGAGGCTGAGGCAAAGCGTCAAGCAGAGGCAGAAATGGACGTTCGCACTCTCTTGGAGAACAAGGAGCGCGAGTGGCAGGAGCAGCTCGACCGTGAGCGCCTGGAGCGTGAGCAGGCATTTGCACTTCTGGAAAAGGAGCGCAGCTACGCCGAGTTGACGGAATACCGGAACCGTCGTCTTGCTGAAGAGCAGGACAACATCATTCCGGAGCTTTTGGACTTGATTTCTGGGAATACTCCCCAAGAAATTGAATCTAGTATCGCAGGACTTAAGGAGCGTTCATCCCGCATCCTTGACTCGGCACAGGCTGCAATGCAGTCTGCACGCCGGGAAATGACGGGCTCGCGGGTAACCGCGCCGCCCACCGGACCCCTGGACACCAATTCGGAGCAAAATCAGTTCACGGCAGAGCAGATTTCTGCCATGTCGGTAAGTGAGTACGCCAAGTACCGCCAGAAGCTCCTGGGTCAGGCAGCTTCAACCCGCGGCAAGGGTCTGTTCGGCTAGGACCTACCCCCAACTAACCAAGGAGTTATGCCGACATGGCATCATCGATTACCGGAACCGGAAATCTTGCCGGTTCACCAACTGCGTATTCTGGGACTAACTCTCAGCTGACGCAGGCAATCCAGACCATCTGGTCGAAGGAAATTCTGTTCCAGAGCATGCCGATCCTCCGCTTCGAGCAGTTCGCTGTGAAGAAGACTGAGCTTGGCGTTGCCCCGGGTCTGCAGATCAACTTCATGCGTTACAACAACCTCGGCGCTGCCTCGCAGCTCGTGGAAGGCGTGCGCTTGCAGACCAACGCGCTTACTGCGCAGCAGTTCTCGATCACGGTTGCGGAGCACGGCTACGCGATCGCGGTCTCTGAGCTCCTGCTCAACGCGTCGTTCGACGACGTCATGGCCTCGGCCTCGCGTCTTCTCGGCCGCAACATGGCTCTCTACCTGGACGGCCAGGCTCGTGACACCCTGATGGCAGCTTCTTCGGTCATCTTCGGTCACGACCGCAGCACCGCCGCTGGCATCAACGACTGGTACAACACTGGTACCGCCGCCACCAGCCGCGCAGAACTGACTGGCTCTTCCTTCCTCTCCACCGCGACCGTCAAGGACGCTGTCGAGACCCTCGCAACGAAGAACATCCCCCGGTTGGGCGAGACCTACGTTGCATTCGTTCACCCGCACCAGAGCCGTAAGCTCCGTGACAACCCGGAGTTCATCGAAGTTTCGAAGTACGCCGCCCCTGGCAACTTCATGCTCGGTGAGATCGGCCGCCTTTACGACTGCGTCTTCATCGAGACCACTCAGGTCGTCAAGGTTCCTGGCGGTGCTGGCGACGGCTACACCGAGGACACTGCTGTCACCAACGTCACCTACCCGACCGGCGGTGGCTACACCACCCCTGTCACCAAGACTGGTGACGGAGACGCCGACCGCTACAGCGCCATCTTCATCGGTGACAACGCTTTCGGTCACGCTATCTCCCTCCCGGTGGAACTGCGCGACGGCGGTATCCTCGACTTCGGTCGTGAGCACGCCCTCGCCTGGTACGCCATCTACGGCCTCGGTCTGATCACCGACCAGTCCGTGGTTATCGCGGAGACCAACTAAGACTGTCGCTCGCTGGGGGTCCTTCGGGGCCCCCAGCAGCACAGCAAACTTCATAACTGACATTTAGATCGGAGAACACAATCGTGGCTAAGGCCAAGGCAACAGACGTCACTGGACGTAAGCGCGAAGAGCTGGTCAAGGCGAACGCCGAAGAACTGGCACGTCGTTCAGAAGAAATGAGCATCGCCACCGCTATTGACGCGGCGAAGCTGGAAACTGAGATTACCGATCTCACGGCCCCTAACAAGCCAACCGTTATCGACGAGATCGAAACTGTGGGCGTGGATCTGGCCGATGAGACCGTGGTTGTTCGGGTCGCAGAAGACCTCGAGATGATCACAATTGGCGTGGGCAAGCATTACACGTTTAAGGCAGGCGCCAAGTACAAGGTGTCAAAGCAGGTCGCTAACCACCTGCGCGAGAAGGGGTACCTGTACGACAGGCTCTAATCCCCAATAAGCAGCCCCCGCTAAGCGACCGCCCTCCCGCTTAGCGGGGGCCTTATTTTTGGTTGACCCTGACTAAATGGCCATTGGCATAGAACATTGAGTTTGGGTACTACGTCGTCGTCCGGAGGATCTGTGGCATCTCTTAGCGCGCTCAGCGACCGGCTTCGCGCCGAATTGGGCGACATCGGCAAGTCTTTCGTTTTTCAGGCAGTGGCCGATGGGTCTACCGCTCGCTTTGCTTTGGGGTATTTCCCCGTAGACGGCCTCAACTTGATGGTCAAGGTCGATGGAGTTGATGTCTCCTCCCAGTGCGGAGTTGAAGAATTAACTGGAACTCTGATCTTTGATAGTGCGCCTGAAGAGGACGCCGAGATCCTGGTCAGCGGCACGTACTTCCGATACTTCACTAACTCTGAGATTGACAACTACGTCACCACGGCGTTTCTAGAGCACGGCAACAACCGTCAGACTTCGTCTGGCTCTGCGATGACGCTGGCCAACCTCCCAGCGGTCGAGGAATACCCCCTCGTTATTTTGGCTGCGTCGATGGCGCTGTACACGCTTGCTACGGACGCCTCCTTCGACATCAACATCTTCGCCCCAGACGGCGTGACTATTCCTCGCTCTGAGCGGTACCGCCAGCTGATGGAGATCGTGCAGGCACGCAAGGACCAGTACAAAGAACTGTGCACGCTTCTTGGCATCGGTCTCTACGGGATCGAAGTCTTTACGCTTCGTCGCATCAGCCGTCGCACCAACCGCTTGGTGCCTGTGTACAAGCCACAGGAAGTGGACGACGGGTCCATCCCACAACGTGTGTGGCTCAAGGTCCCAACCTACGGGTCCGAAAAGGTCGACTCTCTTGCAGAGACGCAAGATCTCATCTTTACGGCCGGAGACGACTACGCGTTCGAAGTCGACTTTGACTTTGACCTTACGACCTACACTCCCAAGTCTCAGGTTCGCCTCTTCCCGACTCCGCCTGCCAACCAAGTTGGACCAATGGTCTTGGCAGATTTTGTTATCACAAAGATCACGTCGGAAGGCTCGGCGTTCCCCGACCGACTGTTGCTCACCCTTCCCGGCAACAAGACCAAAGACTTTCCGCGCATCTCGTACTACGACGTTCAGATCACGGACTTGGCCGGAAAGAGTCGAACTTACGTTAAGGGCCGCGTAATCACGGAGCCGCAGGTGACACAGTGAGTGTTGTTCGACCTGGCCAATCTCCAAGCGACAACGACCCTGACAAGGTTGTAGTTGTTGTACCTGTTTCTGGAAGCTCCACTGTTTCCGTTTCAGGCAGTGGCATGGGGCCGTCCGGTGCTCAAGGACTTCAAGGAACGACAGGGGCACAGGGCGTTCAAGGCACGCGCGGTTTACAAGGTGCGACCGGGTTGCAAGGGACCACCGGAGCACAGGGAACTACTGGTAATCAAGGCACTCAAGGAACGACGGGAAGTCAGGGCACTCAAGGTCGCGTAGGTTCTCAGGGAGTTACTGGGACTCAAGGGTTGGTGGGATCTCAAGGTTCAACAGGAACTCAGGGAACGACAGGGTCTCAGGGAACAGTGGGGGCCCAAGGAACCCAGGGCGCTACGGGAAGTCAGGGCGCAACAGGCATTCAGGGAACAACAGGTGCTCAGGGTGCAACCGGAACCCAGGGCCTCGTCGGCTCTCAGGGAACTCAGGGCACGCAGGGCGTTCAGGGAACTCAAGGAACTCAGGGAGATACTGGGCTTCAAGGAGCTCAGGGTGTCCAGGGTCCTCAAGGAACTACTGGCGTTCAAGGCGCTACTGGGACGCAGGGATTTACCGGAAACCAAGGGACGGTCGGAGCACAGGGCGCGACAGGCACACAAGGTTCCCAGGGTACTCAGGGATTGCAGGGAACCCAGGGCACTCAGGGAGTTCAAGGAACGATCGGAGTTCAGGGCGAAACAGGTAGCCAAGGAACTCAAGGGGTCCAGGGCACCACAGGCATCCAAGGCGAAACAGGGATGCAGGGAGTACAAGGCTTCACGGGTACTCAAGGCGCGGTAGGTACGCAAGGGGCCCAAGGAACTCAGGGAGTTCAAGGTGGCCAAGGAACTCAGGGAGTTCAAGGTGGCCAAGGAGTTCAAGGAGCCACGGGTCTTCAAGGCTCTCAAGGCGTACAGGGCGTTCAGGGGAACACGGGAACTCAGGGCACAACCGGAATTCAAGGAACGGATGGTACCCAGGGAGCCGTTGGCACCCAAGGAACTCAAGGAGTTCAAGGCACAATCGGCTCTCAGGGGATCGCAGGGCTGCAAGGAGTTCAGGGAACTCTTGGAGTACAAGGGTCTCAGGGCACAACCGGACTTCAAGGTAGCCAAGGCACAACCGGAAGCCAGGGCACAACTGGAGCTCAGGGCACGCAAGGAACTTTGGGTATTCAAGGTGCGCAGGGAACCACGGGTATTCAGGGAAATCAAGGAACCACAGGGTCCCAAGGCGTTCAAGGCTTTACCGGACTCCAAGGCTTTACTGGACTTCAAGGCTTTACTGGGCTTCAAGGAACAACAGGAGCTCAAGGAGCAGTTGGGGCAACCGGAGCTCAGGGAGCTACAGGCACCCAAGGAAGTACGGGGCTGCAGGGAACAACAGGACCACAAGGAACCCAGGGCACTATTGGCATCCAAGGCAACCAGGGAACTACAGGGACTCAGGGCGCCACAGGAACTCAGGGGGCTCAGGGAACTACAGGGACTCAAGGTGTTCAAGGCACTATTGGCATCCAAGGCACTACGGGGTCTCAGGGCGTTCAGGGATTTACGGGCACTCAAGGCACCCAAGGAACGCTTGGAACTCAGGGAACTCAAGGTCTTCTTGGGTTCCAAGGTACGACTGGCTCTCCTGGGACAGTAAACGCTTTAGAAGACGCCGATGTAGTTAGCTCTTACGAACTAACGGATGGCTCAGTTGCGGTGGTGGGAACAAACACCGGATCGTTTGGAGCAGTCTCTTCTGGATCAATTAACCTTCCATCCGGTATGCGTGAAGGCGACTTGTGCGTCGTAATTGTTGGCTCTGACGTAGGCACGCTTGTCAGCATCCCGTCAGGCTGGTCTCGTCTTGAAAACCCCAACTCTGGAGCTTCAAGCGGTGTCTACGCCACCTATTTGTGGAAGTATATGGGCGCAACCGTAGACTCTGCGGTAACGGTAACGGACATGGGCACCGCCACGTCGGCGGTTTCTATCGCGTTCCGAGGCTCTAGAGGCGTACGGTTGATGGGAACAACAGCGACTGGAACTACTGGGCAGCCTAACCCGCCCTCGTGGACCACGACGTACAACAATTCGCTTGCCCTAATTGTCGGCATCTTGGACGACGCAGCAACCGACCTGTCCCCGACACAGCCCACTGGCTACACTCAGGTTCACGCAAACGCTTCGGCTACAGGCGTCAACACAGCAATTGCGTACAAGACGGTTCCCACCATTACTACGGAAGACCCGCCAGTTTGGGCTAACGCGACAACGTACAGCGATTACTGGGTTGCGTCGGCAATTGAGGTCATGCCGTACTCAAACGTCCCGTTCTCGGTGCAGACCAAGCAAATCCGCTACGTCACGGCTAACGCAGCTGACAACTATGTGCTAAACATCACAGGCGGCAGCTCCACTCTTGACGCGAGCATGGCCACCGGCCAGACAACTACGTGCAGCTTTCTACTTACAAACGGGACCACTCCGTATTACATTGCCGGAGTAAGGATCGACGGAAGCGTGCTCCAAGCCGTTAAATGGCTGGGCGGCTCGGCTCCAAGCGCTGGAAACGCTTCTTCAATAGACTCTTACTCATTCACTATTGTGAAAACCGGAGCAGGGGCGTTTACCCTTCTCGGAAGCACTGTGAGGTTTGCGTGAGGGTAGCAAGATTTGGGTCTAGGGCGTCAAAAGCTCTTGGGCACTTTGTTAGCGTTGTAAAGGTATTTTCCGACAACTTCAACCGCACCAGTGCTTCCAACCTTGGCACCTCTAGTAGCGGCGGTCTTTGGGAAGCTATTCGTGGAACCTGGACAGCTAACGGATCAGTAGCCACGACTGCAACAGCGGCTTCCAGCTACCCCATCTCTGTACACGATATGGGGTCCAAAAACGTCGTCATTAATCTGGACGTCACTCAAGGCAGCGGCGCAGCGTTTTGGGTCACGGACACCCAGAACTGGTGGGGCGCGTTTCCTTGGCAGGACACCGTTACGACTTGGAGCTCAGAGTGCGCCAGCTTTTCCTCTAGCTGCACCAGCTTTACCTCAAGTTGCACGGGGGGG